CTGTGAGAATCGAAGGGGTGAGCGACATGCTCCGGAGGCTCGACGGCGCGCCGAAAGAGATGATCGCAGACGTCAAGAAGGCAATGCGGTCAGCGTGCAACACGGAGAAGACCATCATCAAGGCAAGTTCCCCGAAGGAAGCACGCTCTCTTGTAAAGGCAAAAGTAAGCGGGCAGAAGTCCGGAGACATCCGCGCAACCGTTGGCTTGTTCGTCGACTTTCAGACAATCGAAAAAGGGAGGAAGGGCCCCGAATGGTTCCACATGTACTGGAAGAACTACGGTACGCTCCAGGGGCGAGATCCTGAACATCATTTCGACACGCCCATCAAGGGCGGCGCAGCTGCGAGAAGAAGGCGGAACAACGTCGGCCAGAGGCATGAGAACTTCTTCGAAAACGCCATGAACGGATTCGAATCAAGGTTCCTCAGCAACTTCGAGAGTGCATTGGAAAAACAAGGTTACGAAATCGGCAATGATTGACAATATCGGCAAGAAAGTAACGGAAGCGGTGGGTAACATCGTGCCCTTCTACCTGTATGAAGGTGCGGCTGATTCCTATCCGTATGCCGTGTATTTCTATACTCCCGAGTACAACCGGACGAAGGACGGCGTGTACAAGATCACAGCCGATGTCACCGTCCAGGTCTATTCCGATGTTTTCGACGAGGCTTATGAAAAGGCAGACGACATATGCGACGCGCTTTTGGCAGCGCTGAACGCAAATGGATTCAAATGCGACATGAGCACTGGCTCCAAAGAGTGCGTGGAGGATGTCTGGAACGTGGAAGTAGTGTATTCGATAACTCAAACTGTATAGAACAATGGCAGCAGAATTTGGTTACAATATTGCGTTTAAGGTCAACAACAAGACCTTCGCGGGGCGTACTCAGGATAATCTGACCATCACGCCCACCATCAAGGAAAGCATCACTAAAGACGACGCAGGTGCGAAGAACAACTCCGTGACCGGGCATGAGGTTACCTTCTCCTGCCAGGGTCTGGTCGTTGTCAGCGAAACCGGCGCTACGACCAAACTGATGCGTGACGACATCGTCGAACTGGCCCTTGCCAAGGGCGATTCGGCGAAAGTCCCGTTCAGCTATCAGGCTGGTAGCGGCAGCACCCCGTTGACTGGTAACGCCGTCATCACGAACTATTCCGAGGATTCCAACTCCGAGGACGAGGCTACCTACACGGTGGATCTCCGTTCGACTGGCGAAGTGACGTTCGGCAATAGCTAGGAGGGCGTATCATGGCGAAAGTGATTCTTGGCGGGAAGGAATACCCGATCTCGGCGACGTTCGGCGCTATCGTGGCATATCTCGAAATGGTCGGCGACGATAATCCTGACGGGATGGCGACATTCGCGAAATTGCCGCCTTCTAAGTATCCTTACCTTCTCGCAGCTTGCGTGAATCAGGCGCTCTTGAAGGCAGGGAGCAGCGAATCGTTGTCCGTTGACGATATCCGCGAGTGTGATTTCGTTGAGGTCAGCGCTGCGGTCGCCGTCGTGTTCACGGAGATGTCCCCCAAGAACCACCAAGAGCCAAAAAAAGACTGAAGGCAGAGGGCCCCGGCATGTCGCTAGGCGACTGCCGGGGGCTGGCCCTCGGTGTATTGCGGATGAGCCGTGCCGAGTTCTATGACATGCCGGTCGGCGAATTTTGGGAGGCGGTAAACGCCTACTATGAAAACGAGGAATCAGAGAGAAGGCACATAGGAGAGCTGGTTAGGGGCGCCGCGCTGCGTCTTTGGAACATCCAGCTGAAGAAGGGAGACCAGATACGCGACCCCAGCAAATTCTGGCCGATGCCGTGGGATGATGTGGTAGAAGAAGGGGACGAGGCGGTCAGGGAACTTGAGTCGTTGAGCGATGAAGAAAGGGATGCCAGGGCCGCTGCTTTTTTGAAAAACATTGGATGGATGACCAACGATGGCCGAGAATAAACTAAAAGCTGTAGTAACTGCCGATACCTCCGGCTTCAAGAAGGGGATGCGCGAGTCGAAGGCTGCGCTTGCCGACTTCAAAAAGCAGGGTGGCGATGCACTTTCCGGCATCTCCTCGATGCTGGATGGAGCGTCCGGCGCTATGGGCACGCTGGCCCGCAACATAAAGAACACGTCCTCGCTCTTTACCAAGTGGCTCAGCGATAGCAAGGGCGGCATGTCCGCGATGACCGCAGCAATCGGCGGCGTCGGCGCTGCTCTCGCTGGTCTTGGCGTAACAGCCGTCATCGCTGCTTTCAAGGAACTTAACCAGGAAGCGGCGAATTTCGAGCAGCGTCTTCAAGGCGTCAACCTTGCCGCATCCGCTAGCGCGTTTCGCGATACGTACAAACAAGCCTTGTACGACCAAACCGGCAGGGGCGAGGCCGCCGCTACGAGGATTGAGTATTGGAAGACGAGGCTTTCCGGCGGATGGGCAAATATGATTACCGGCGCGTCGGTAGAGCAGCAGAACGCTGCACTGAAAGCGGCGGAGAGGGCTGCCCAACTCGAAAACGAAAGGGTCGAGATCCAGCGCGAACTTGACCAGAGCATCGTGTCGCAGGCGGCGATGCAGGCAAGGATCAATGAGCTTACGAACATCGCGCGTGACAACTCTAAGAGCCTCGCCGAACGTGAGGAAGCGAAGGCGTCGGCCACGTCGCTCATCAACATCCAATACGACAAACAGATCTCCCTCCAGCAGCGGATGGCGGACAACCTGCGCGAAATGAACTCGCTTGTCTCATCCACCGAAAAGGAGAAGCGCGCGCAGTATGCTGCGGAGGCGGCAGTGTATAACCTTGAAGCGCAGCGGCAGTCATCCATGCGTATGCTCATCCGCATGGATAACACGCTCAGCAAGGAGGCACAGAAGTCCGCTGATGCGCAGAAGGAGACCAAGGAGGCTACTGAACTGACTCTCGAGGCGGCAACGGCATTGGTCGAGAAGGAGCGTGAACTGGCTGCTCTCCGTAAGCAGAACGCCACGATGATGTCGGCTGCGCGGATGAGGCTGGACGGCGCCCTTCCGGAGGTCTCTGCCATTACTGGCCCTGGCGCATCGAGCATGGCCATTACGATGCCGATCAAGCCGGTCGTCGACAAGCAGGCGACGGAGCAGGCGGTCGTTGAACTGACAAGCGTTATAGAGCAGGGGGTCGTCGGCATGTCTTCCGCGATCGGAGAACTTGTCGGCAATCTTGTCAATGGAGAAGATGCGTGGCAAGGATTTGCAAAGGCTGGCCTTGACGTGGTGGCGGACATGCTGGCAACGGTAGGTAAGGCGTTCATCGCTGAGGGCGTAGGCGTCATCGCCGCCCAGGCGGCTCTTACGACCGGAGGCGGCGCAGGTGCCATCGCGGCAGGTGCCGCTATGGTCGCCCTGGCTGCTACGATGAAGGCATCCATGTCAAACGCCGCATCATCGTGGGGCGGCGGCTATTCCTCTTCCGTAGCTTCATCGTCCTACGCTGCGAGCGGGGCAGGAGGCGCAGCCGGTCTTGCGCGTGAAATGACGGTGCGCGTTACCGGTACGCTCGTCGGTAACGGCTCCCAGTTGGTGGCCGTCCTGAACAACGAAAACGATAGGCGTTCACATACGACATAGAACCATGGCGGACAGGTTTAAATTCTCATTCGAATCCATCAACGGGAAGGCGGTCAGCATCATCATCGCTGACTCGTCCTATTCCGGCTCCGTCGTTTCCCGGTGCGTAGGCGGTCATCCGCAGCTGCGCTTCGAGAAGGCAGACAGCATCTGCGGGACTTCGCTTGAGATTCCCGCCGAATGTATCGTGGAGGACGAGTTCGCCATTCTTTACACTTCAGATCCTACGCGGTTCGCAGTGCGCCTTGTCGTCGGCGGCTCCATCGTATGGCGCGGATTCGTTTCGCCGGAGCTCTACGCTGCGCCGTGGATAGATCCGCCCTACGATGTCAACGTGACTGCCACGGACGGGCTTGGCGAACTGAAGACACACACATACGCGGCACAGGGCAGGAGCACTTTGTCAAGCATCCTGGACATGCTGCTTGGTGCGACTGGATTGTCGCTTAGCGTGCGGATGGTATCAACGGCGGCGAACGACCTCACGACGACGTCGACGCTGCTCAACACCACCATCAACCTTGACCATATGGTAGGGGAGTCGTACTACGACGTCCTTGATGGTATCCTCTCTTCCCTCCACGCGACGATTCGGCAGCGCGATGGCGGCTGGCTGATCATCCGCGAGACCGATATAACGGCCCTGACATCTGGGGGAAGGTTGAGCGACCTCAGCGGGAACAGATATCCGGTCAAGGCGTTCGGCTCCGCAAGGTCGAACGACTGCTGGCCCGTCGGGCGCCTCACCTCGGAGGTCGTACCGGCGAAATCGGTTGTCAAGGTCGAATGTCCAAACGAGCCGGAAGCGCTCATCCCAGATCCGGACATGTCCTTGGACCTGTGGGATACGACAGGCGAATGGAGCGAAGATGACGGCTGCTTCTACACGCTGGAGAACGGCGAGTATATGCGGCAGGAGATTGATATCGTAGCCGCGACCAGGAGGGCAGACCCGGGCTTCCGCATTACCATCTCGGCACGGCAGACGGATACCGAGGAATCGACGAACATGTCCGTCGCGATCATGGCGATAGGCCGTGACCCGCGCGGCAGTTCTGATATCACGCTGAGCTTCACCAAGTCGTTCGACCATGGTCACGAATACGTGTCGTGGGAGAGCGGTGAATCGTTCGTGGAGTATGAGATTGATCCGGGTTCGAAACTCAATTACGAGGATTGCAAGGACATAACGGTCGACGATTTCACGCTCCCTTCTGCGCTGCTCAACCCGATGAAGAAACTTGTCATTTTGATCAGGAACGACGAGTCTGCATCGATCTGCATCCATGCCGTGAAGATCTCCCTGCTTCGCGCCTACGACAAGGCGGTCACCACGCTTTCGATGGACAATAACGCGCGGGGGAACGACAGCTTTTCTTCCGTCTTTGCCGACAGCTTTGCAGGGAACAAGGGCCTCTTCGTCTTCGGGAACGCCTGCAAGGTAAGCAGCCCGGTGTCGACGTGGTCGTCCGATTCCATCCCTTCCTGCGCATACGGAGAATGGCTTGCGAAGGATTATGCCCTTTCGTGCGCGACGCCGCGTCTGCGGCTGAAGGGGACGCTCAATACAACCGACAAGATACCTGCGGTCCTTTATGCGACTCAGGGCGTGACGTTCTACGCGGAAGAATGGAGCTTCGACCTCATCGAGGACGAGGCGGAGATATCGCTTATCTCCCTTCCTGCTGCTGCTCTCCAGGTGGACACTGTGGATGTCGTCGTAGCGGACAATGACGGGCGTACTTCTAGCACGTCAGGAGGTGACATCGTTTCGCCAAAGAGCGGATCGTCCGCATCCGGATACGGCGCCTTCCCAGACTGGTTCATCGCCGAATCTTTCCAAGAAAACGACGAAACGAAATACAGGCTCCGGCTCAATGACAAGTACCTAGGCATGTATGCCAACGGGTATGTATCAGCAGGCGGCTTGTCTGATTCATCGTCAGGATCTGCCACGGCCCTGAGCGAGCTTACCGATGTGTATCTCAGCGCACCTTCCGACGGGCAGGCTCTTGTCTGGGATGCAACCCTCAATAGCGGGCTCGGAGGCTGGCGTAACGGGACTGTCAGCGGCGGTGGAGGGACCGGCACTACCAGCCTTTATGCGCTGGATGAAGTCTTGTCTTCGACTTCGCCATCGGAAGGGGACTTGTTTTACTTCAATGGTTCCAAGTGGACCAATATCCCGTCTTCCTCGCTTAGCCTCTCGCTCTATGACCTGACCATCCAAGTCCAGGGAACGACTCGCGGGACATATAGCCCTGCGACTGCTGCGTCGACTATCAACATCACCCGCTCGCAACTTGGATTGGGCGGAGCGGCGACGCGCAATGTTGCCTCTTCCATCACCTCCTCGACAACTGGGCTTGTCCCTGGGTCGCTCCTTTACTCCACGCTCCAGGGCTATGCGAAGACTTCCGACTTGCCGGACTGGTTCGTCGAATACACGGATGGCAGCGGGAATGTTTCGCTACGGTTGAATACTAGATATAACGGCATCTGGACCGATGGCTTCGTTTCCGCAGGCGGGTATTCCGGGACGGGCGGAGGTGGAGGCGGCGCGTCTCTCCTGAGCGAGCTCACCGACGTCTCTCTCAATTCTCCGGCGAGCGGCAACGTACTCTATTATAACGGATCTGCCTGGACGAACAGGGCGTTGACCTCGTTGCTTTCCGGCTATGCGACGGTGTCCCAGCTGGGGAATTACGCCACAATATCGTCGTTGAACAACTATGCGACTCTGTCGCAACTGGACAACTACGCCACCATCTCCCAGCTGGGGAATTACCAGCCGGTTGACGCGGATCTAACTGCGATTGCAGCATTGACCGGCAGCGGCTACCTGCGGAAGACCGGCAGCGGCTGGGCGCTTGCTGGCGCCTACATAGGAACGACTGCGGTGCAGGCTTCCTCTGCGGTGCAGTCCCTTACCGGCATCGGCAACATCACGCCGGGAGCGAACGGGACATACAAACTGGGCACTTCTTCCAGCCGGTGGGATGAACTGCACGTCAACAAGATTTATGTCGGAGCCGGAGCGCCTTACCTGTATTGGGATGCGACGAACAACACTTGGAGGGTTACCGGAAATTTCGTGGCCGACGGCTTTGTGTCCGCCGGTGGTGTTTCATAAAAAGGGGAATCGACATGCCATACGATAGCTCATCAAAGATCATCACCAGACCGCTAAATACTGCGGACATCTCCCAGGCGACTGCGGAGGGAAGCCTCGACGTGGGAACGCTTTGCCGATCCGGCAAGATCAATCCATTCGCCAAATTCAAGCCTATCAACCATACGGCGATCGGGGAGGTTACGGACGCGCAGCGGCTTACAGGGAACTACGGTCTGGCAATCCCCGCGGTAACAACCCCTGCTCAGCTGCTGAACAATGACGGGACGGCGGCGGTGTCGTGGGAGTATACGGCACGCGCGCCTATGTATCGGATGTTCGACTTCACGTCCCAGGCGACCTCCACGTATGGCTATTACAAAGAGGCGCCGGTCCCGATGACATGCGTAGTCCGATCTGAAGGCTGGTCCATCAACGCTATTAATGAAGCCGCCGACCAGAATGCACGCATCCCGTTCTATGTGTGGTTCCGCAGCGCCGTTGAGTTGGGCGACAAGATGATTGACGAGAGCATCGGCACGAATGGCAACTACAACCATTCGGCGGCGCAGCTCGGGTCCAGCATCAGCGCGGACGAACTCTCGGAGACTACGTCAGGATCTCAGTTGATGCCCGTGAACGGTGCATCTCGTTTCGGCATCGCACTATTCACGAAGAGCGGCAGCACGTATAGTTACCATTCGTCGTACCTGTGCACCCAGCCGATCAGCGTGAATTCGACATATGCAAATCCTTCAGATCCTGATTACCCTTACGCGGCGTTCAACCTCTACGCGAATCATTGCCTTAACTTGAGCGGCAATCTCGGCGCCATTACGCATGGCCGGTACAAGGCTGTGCCCTTCCTGCGTGTCGGGCCTTCCGGCAGCTACAAGTATGTGCCGCTCGCCAAGTATCCGCTTTCAAACGGATCTGTCTATCCGTGCGTGTTCGACTTCGGGATGGGGATGGAAGACACGTATGCCACCACGTTCCGCCTTGGAACATCCTCCACGGCTCCGGCGACGCCTCCTTCCAGCGCAGCGATTACGACTACCAGCAATACGATATACGCATACGCATATGTCTCGAACAACAGTCCGTGGACGCATGTCACGAACGGGACATGGAACGGGACGACCCTCATGTATGAGACGATAGACCGATGGAAGCTCTTCGTGCGGATCTATGCGAACAACTCTCTGACCGTTGGCGGCACGACCGTCAATTTCGACAGGACGAATGTCACGACGACGCGTATCTCCCCGTCGGCGTTCACGATTGCGCCAAATGGAACGGCGGTCCTTGTGTACCGGATAGATGGGATGTTCTGGTCGGAAAACGGCACGACATCCATTACGCCTGACAACGGCTCAGCCGTCATGGTCGGATTCACCCTTTCGTATATGAACACGGACCAGTCGTATACGCAGATAGGCATTCAGTCGGTCAGCGAAATGACGGTCTATTACGGATGAGCATTTTAAACCCAACGATATGAAGAATCAAGACATCATCAACCTAGTGAGTAACGGGATCATGGCCACGACGGCGCATGACATCCCGGCCCGGTATGCCTACCAGGTGCTCAAGTTCAAGAAGGCCATCAGGGAAGCATTCACTTCCATCCAGGCGGCTGAGCGTGAGATGTTCACCAGCGAAGGCGTTGAGGATACGAAAGCGTTCAACGATAGGCTCACGGAACTCAGAGAATCGCTTTCTGACAACTCAAAAGAGCTTGGCGAGATGGAAACCCGCCTTGCGAGACTGAATGCGTTACAGGCTGAATTGCGCGGGGAAGAAGCGACGCTGAAGAACTTTGCTCCGCTGCCCTACGACGTGTGGCACGACCTACAGAACGAGAACAGGGCTGTCGAGTTCGGCGACGAGAAGAAAGACATCCTCTCCGGATGGGTGGAGGATCTGCTGGAGAACATTCTTTGGATTGCGCCCGAAGGGGACATTGAATAGGCTATTCTCATAGCAAAGACAAAATAGTTAACCGTGGGGCGGGTTATCCAACCGGCCCGCCCCTTTAAAAAGAAAGAAACATGGGACAGAACAAGGAAAACACCAGTTCGTGGATCAAGGGCGCAGGCGTCCTCGTCCTCGTCATCATCGGTATCATCGCATCCGGCGGCTGCTTCAACTGGGCGGCTAGCAAGCCGGGCGAGGGAGCCTTCTGGTTCTTCGGCGCGGTGAACTTCATCTACTGGGCCGCTTTCGGCATCCGCAAGTGGAAGGCATACCGGCAGAAAGTCCTCGACGATGCTGCGGCGGCGAAGGCTGCACGGGAGGCAGAACTGAAAGCCAAGTGGCCTGCTAACGTGAACAAGAACAAGAAAAAATAATTGACCTATGGCGTGCGGATGTTGCAATAACGATTCCGGAGAGAACTACGGCTACGTAGGCTCCGACCTCAAATGGGCGGTGTCCATGACTTGCGAAGGCTTCGACATGAACGAGAATGGTTGGAAGATCATCGTCTCTCGCGGCCCCAAGCATATCGAATTCACCAAGGATAACGCGATATATGATGAGCAGGCGGACCAGTGGTACATCTGTGTAGACACGACTGCGATCGGCCCAGGGAAGGCCATCATTACTTTCGTGGCCTACGTGCCTGATTCCGACGTTAACGGCGGGATCAGGACGGAAATCGCGGAGTACGACTTGATCAACATCCGCAGGCTTCAAACGAGCGGCGACATAACTCCAAACGACTAGCATCATGCCGTCTAGCAACTGTCTTTCCGTCTCGTTCTCCCATGCTGGTGAGCTCAGCGGATCTGCCATGCTCCAGGACGGGCGTGTGTCCGGGACTTTCGCGTATTCCGGGTATGCGTCCGGCGCCTTCGGGCGCATCTCCGCCAGCTGCGCATGCACGGCGGCGAGAGCGACGTCGTTCTCTCCCGTATTCGGCCTTGTGTGCGCTGCGTCCATCAGCGGAGGCGTCCCCGGTTACGATGTGTTGTGGGCCTTCGATGGCGTTCTTCTGACAGTTGACAATGGTAATCTTTATGTAGTACAGGAATAATGGGACAACAGACAAGCAGAGGTTATAAACTTGACCAGACGGGGCAGGAGACTCAGGACCTTCTTGACAAGATAGAAGGCGTTGAGGCTCACGCGCAGGTCAACATCATCGAATCGGTCAAGGTCAACGGCACGGCTATGACGCCGGACGCCAACAAGGCTGTTGACGTGGAGGTGCCTACCGCCCTTTCAGAACTGTCTGACGATGCTACCCATCGTCTGGTGACTGATGCCGAGAAGGATTCATGGAATGACAAGCAGGCGGCGATCAACAGGGTCAATGTTACCGTAAGTTCCGGCTCCGGAACGCCTTCCGGAACGGCATCCATGAGCGGCAACACTTTGAACCTTTCCTTCACCAATCTGAAGGGGGATCAGGGCGAAACCGGGCCTGCTGGACCGACTGGAGCGACAGGCGCTACGCCCGCCTTCTCGATCGGCGAAGTGACCACGCGCCCGGAAGGTTGGCCTGCTACCGCGACCATCACCGGGACGGCAGCTGCTCCAGTCCTGAATCTCGGCATTCCTGCTGGAGCCACTGGGCCGCAGGGGCCTCAAGGAGATACCGGGCCTACCGGTGCAACAGGCGCAACCGGTGCAACGGGAGCTACGCCGTCCTTCTCCATCGGTCGCGTCGAGACTCTTCAGCCAGGGGCATCCGCTACCGCGAGTGTCACCGGAACGGCAGAGAATCCCATGCTGAATCTTGGAATCCCTGCCGGGGCTACGGGCGCGCAAGGTCCGAAGGGCGACACGGGCGAGACCGGGCCGCAGGGGCCCAAAGGTGACACGGGAGAAACCGGCGCCACCGGCGCGACGGGTCCGCAAGGTCCCGCAGGTAGCGACGCGGATGTGACCCTCGAGAACGTCGTCGCCGCCCTCGGATTTACACCCGCGTCGGAATACCGCGTCGACAGCCTCGAAACTTACGTGGTTGAGAACTACCAGGAGAAGCTGGTCAGCGGCACGAACATCAAGACCATCAACAACCAGAGCCTTCTCGGCTCCGGCAACATCAATATCCAGGGCGGCGGCAGCGACATCGACACGGTGCAGGTGACGGTGGACAACAACACCGGCACGCCTTCCGCGACCGGCTCCGTTTCCGGTTCGACGCTTTCCCTTGACTTCCACAACCTGAAGGGAGCCACCGGCGCTGCCGGGGCACAAGGTCCTACTGGCCCTCAGGGGCCGCAGGGCGATACTGGAGAAGCAGGCGCGGATGGTAACGGCATCGAGTCCGCAGTCCTGAATAGCGACTATACTCTGTCGCTGAGCTTCACG